GGAAGTGGTAAGTGATGAAAATTTAGCTCACCCTTACCGTTATTTTGCCACTTGCCCGTCATGTAGAGCGCATTCGCAGCAAATTCCATGGCAGCGCGGCTTATTCAGCAGCTATGTAAAATCAACAGGCCCCAAAACACTGGAAGGTAAAGCGGCCTCTGCAGCAAACTTGGACGGACACCCTACTCAAGAGGAAGCGTTAAGAACGCGATTTAATGCGTTGAAACACGGCGCAGCGGCAAAGCAAGCGCTCTATTTTCCTGCGAAGCCTGGCAAATATGATGCGTGTGAAACATGCGATATCGATTTTGACTACTGCAGCCAGCAAGTGGCATGCATGCGCAAAACTGAATTATTTATGCGCCATCTGATCGCCATTGAAAGTCACGACCCAAAAATGCTGAGAGAGCACCAAGCGATGCAACAGGCTAACTTTGCTTCGTTAATGGATGACATGCTGATAAGCGTAATTAATAAAGGTGTCGTGCTAGAAACACCGGCATTCTCATTTGATAAAGACGGTGGCTTTCACCTTGCTCAGTACACTGATAGTGAAACTGGTAAGAAAACCACCATTATGGATACGAAAGCCAATCCGCTGCTTAAGCATATCTTCGACCTAATGAGCAAAAACAATCTTACCCTGGCTGATTTGGGCATGACGCAAAAAGTGCGTGAAGAGAATGAAATTCAGATGGGCCGCTTACAGCAAGAAGGCAAAGATAAGCAGAGCTTGGCCGACTTCCAAAATAAACAGCATGAATTACTCGATAGCTTGCGCGAAAAAATAGTGAATTCTCAGAATGCGCTTAGCCAAGATGAAATATTGCTAGAACACAAGAAAGCGAACGGCGATGGCTGAACGTGTAACCGCAAAAGAAAGGCAGCGCCTGCAGCATTTGGCTGAAGCTGAAATTATGCGTTACAAGGGTGACCATTCCCTTTGGCATAAGCATGTTCACGACATAACACTAGACCCAATGCAGGTACTTAAGTGTTATGAAATGGATAGGTACCCAAACACCATCGATAACAGTTGCCGTCGTACAGGTAAAACCGCAGTTAAAGAAATGTGGAACCTCGAATACCTGGCAACGAATCCCGACCAAGAACTGGGGATTGTGGCGCCCAAAGAAGCACAAAGCCTGGTTAACCTTAACTACCACCTAGACGCTATTCGTCGGTCTGAAATTCTCGGTAACTTTATTGAATACCGTAATGGCCGTAAGCAAATGAGCGATACTTATTTTAGGTTCTGCAACCGAAGCATAGCGCGAGGTTACGGTATCTTTTCCCAAATCGACGGCGGCGATTTAACCTTGGCCTCTATTGAAGAGGTCGACGACTTAGACCAAGAGCGCCTTAATTCCCGTTTCCTACTTACCATGGGTTCGACACGCCGCTTAGGTGCAGATGAAAACGCCAAGAACGAACCAATAATTAGAATTACAGGTGTATTTAAAGGGGCGTCGGTACTTTCAAGTTTGTTAGAAACGAAGAAATATCACTTATTGCCTACGGTCGATTGTCACTTAGGGGTAGAGCTTGGAATCCTAAACGGTAAGTTTATCGACGACATGAAAGTTCAGCTTTCACCCGAGGAGTACATTCGCCAGCTGCTGTGCATTAACACCAGTTCTACTAACTTAATTTGGGAAAAGTATATTCGTGCAGCCATTCAGATGGGCGCAAAAACCAACATTGAAATGGTTATCCCCGAGCCTGGTGCCAGATATAGAAAACGCGGTTTATTAAGTTTTGGTTACGATGCTGCAGGCCATGGTGAGAGCGCTACGGCATCAAAGCATGCATTCATTGTTACTGAGCAAGTGGGAAACTATGTTGTTTTTGTGTTTGCAAAGACATGGGCTGCAGGTACCGACGACTCGGTTGTTAAAAATGACTTGCTTGCGTTCTGGCGTTACTTTCGCCCCGACTACGCCATAGGCGATGCTTACGGCTTAGGTATGCTTACCCAGTTAAACCACGACCTTTATTATGAAGGCCTCACCCCAGTTGATATACGAGCGATTAATGATGGTGAGTCGAATGCTTCAGCATGGAATGATTGGGCCTTTGCACCTTTGCGTTTCGAGGGCTCAATAAAACACAGTATGGCGCAAGCATTAAGAGGGGTTTTCCACCACGGCCACGCCGTTATTCCTTACGTCGAACATTTAGAGCCGTCCGGCTTAGATATCGATAGTTTAGCGATTTCAGATATGAAAACCTTTATTAAGCAACTATCGAACATCAAGCCAGAAGAAACCAGTAAGAGTTATTCAAGTTACGTAATGGTGCTAAAGAAAATAGGCGATGACTTATTTGACGCTGCTATGGCGTCTGTGTGGGCGCTTGCTACGCGAGGCCAACCAAAACCAAATACAGCCGTAATGTCATCTTCCCGAAGTCGCGAAGAGTTGCTAGGCACCACCATTTTATTACCAGGGGTATAGAGAGCATGGGAATTATTTCAACAATTAACCGAGCGCTTGGCCGCCATACTTCCTCGGTAGACGCTGTAAGTAAGAGCGAAGAAGCCCAACACAAAGAAAACACGCGTGGTGGTACCACGGTTAACACTGAAAATTATGTAAGACGTTTATACAACGAACTTTATGTGTCTCCTGACTATAAAGCGGCAGTACACCACATTAGAGAAATGGACCGCACCGACCCTCGTGTTAAACGAATTCATAGGCGCATGGCCCGAGATGCAACAAAAAACGGTATTCGTCTGCAGTGGAATGGAAAAGAAAACGACCGTATAAGCCGACTATTCAAGGTATGGGTTACCCGTCTTGGTCTTAATAACCCTGAAAAACTTCGTTCTGATGCTCGAGGTGCAGTGATGGAAGGTGCGCTTGCAATGCAGTGGGTTGTGAATGACCAGCGAAACATGGTGTCTGGCCTTCGCATGCCAGCAGAAACCATTCTTGCTGATACGCTTCCCACAGGCCAGCTTAAAAACATCGCCGCGGCGTATAAACAACTAGACCCCGTCGGTGGGTACCAAATTATTGCTGAGTTTGCTTTTTGGCAGCTATCTGTCGCAAGGCTTGACCCCGACAACTACGACGATTTTGGTTGTAATGGCCGCCCTTATTTAGATGCCACACGAAAAACGTGGAAGCAGCTGCAAATGACCGAAGACGATTTAGTTATTCGCAGACGAACACGCGCACCCCAACGCTTTAGCCACGTTCTTGATGGTGCCACAGCGGAAGAACTTCAGAAGTATAAAAACGGCATTGAAAACGAAAAGGGGTTAATGACCACAGATTTCTATTCAAACAGAAAGGGTGGTGTAACTGGGGTTAATGGCGATGCCAATTTAGACCAAATTAACGACGTAGTGCATTTGCTAGATACGTTCTTTAGCGGCGCCCCTGCACCAAAAGGTTTGTTCGGATACGCAGACGGATTAAATCGCGACATTTTAGAAGACATCAAAAAAGACTATTTTGAAGAAGTTGAAGATTTACAGGATGTACTTTCACAAGTTTACTTTGAAGGCTTTCGCCTGCAGCTGCTGTTAGCCGGAATTAATCCCGACTCTTATAACTTCAATGTGCAGTTTACCGAGCGCAAAACAGAAACACGTAATCAGAAAGCAGACTTGGCGCTTAAGTATCAAGCGCTGGGTGTACCAGACTCATTAGTATGGGAAACGGCAGGGTTCGAGCCTGCTTACGTTATGGATAAAATCAAAGACCAGAAATCAAGTGGTGATCCTTATCCTGGCGAACAAGACGATGATGACGGCACACCAACTAACGACAGCCCAAAACCTCGTGTTAAAGTTACACCAGGTAATGAGCCTAAAGGTGAGTCTGCAACCTATGTCCGAAACGCTTAAACCCATTGGTGATAATTTAGTTGTTACTGATGAAAAACCGGAAAATTCGTCGTCTGTCTTAGATGTTATTGACAGTCGCCCGTCAAACCAAGCCACTGTGTTAGCGGTTGGCGAAGGCCGCGTGCTTAAAAACGGTAAAAGGGCGCCGATGATAGTTAAGG